ATGCAGCGTGGACCCAAGAAGAAATCCATAGAAGAGAAGAAAGCAGTCGGCTCCTATCGTCCGTGTCGTGACGATCCCACCATCCTGATCCCGGCGAGCGCAACGCCGCCGCAAATGCCCGACTACCTGACCGCCGACGCGCAGGCCGTCTGGTTTGAGGAACTGGATCGCGTCACCCAGAGCGGCACCAGCGACCTCGATAGCAGCCTGTTCGCAGACTATTGCTGCTTAGCTGCCGTCGTCCGCGCCACCTTCAAAGCCGGTGAAGTGCCCAAGGGCAACCAGCTTGTCGAACTCCGCAAACAGCGCGAACTCCTTGGCATCGGCGGCGCCCCGTCACGAGCGCAGCGCGGCAAGGTTGCCGAACCCGACACCCGCAACGAGTTCGCCAAACTCCTCAGTGAGTAACCAATGTGGTTGGAGGGCGACGGCCATTTCACGCGCATCGCTATTAGCTACGCAGAGGGCGTAGTCGCAGGCAGCGTTCTCGCCTGTCAGCAGATTACCCAATCCTGCCAGCTTTTCCTCGACGACATCGACGGTGACGAATGGGAGTTCAAGCCCAAGGCCGTCGAACGCGTCTGCAAATTCATCGAGCTGCTGCCGCACAGCAAGGGCCAATGGGCCAGCAAGCGCGAAACGATCCGGCTGGAGCCATGGCAGGTCTGGGTGCTGGCCGGGATCTTCGGATTTGTTCACCCCGATACCCAGCATCGCAAAGTCACAGAAGCCCTGCTGCTCATCCCGCGCAAGAACGGGAAATCCACCTTCGCCGCTGGAATCGCCACCTACATGGCGTTCCTCGACAATGAGGCCGGTGCGGAAGTCTGGATCGGCGCGAATTCCAAGGATCAGGCCGACGCCTGTTTCGAGCCTGCGCGCCAGATGGTCCTGCGCTCTCCACAATTTATGGAGGCCGCTGGCATCGAGGTTCATGCCAAATCCGTGTTCAGCCCCGGCACCGGCTCCTTCATCCGGTCGATGATCGGCAAGCCCGGCGACGGCTCCAACCCGCATTGCGCGATCTTGGACGAGGCGCACGAAAATGACAGCAGCGAACAATATGACACGATGAAAACGGGCATGGGTTCCCGCACCCAACCTTTGCTGCTCACGATCACCACGGCAGGCTTCAACGTGGCCGGCCCCTGTCGCCAGCTACAGGTTGATGCAGAACTCGTTCTGGCGGGCATCGTGAAGAACCCGGCGCTGTTCACGGCGATCTTCACCATCGACAAGGAGGATGACTGGGCGGATTTCGAGGTCTGGAAAAAGGCCAACCCCAATTTCGGCGTCAGCATTCAGGAGAATTATCTCCGCAACCAATATGAGGATGCGCTCAACAAACCAGCCAAGAAGGCCGCGCTACTCACGAAGCATCTGAACGTCTGGGAAAATTCGACAAGCGGCTGGCTGGACATACGCACATGGTCGGCATGTCGATCCGGCAAGACGCTGGCCGATCTAGCGGGCTTGCCTGCGTTCGCTGCCTATGACGTATCGACCCAGACCGACATTTCGGCGCTCGTCCTGTGCGTCATGGACGGTCAGACGCCCTATTTCTTCCCCTTCTTCTTCCTTCCCGAAGGTGCAGTTCAGGGCAGCAAGAATGCAGACGCCTATCGTGGCTGGTCGAGCAGCGGCCATATTGTGCTGACCCCCGGCAATGCGACTGACTTTTCCAGCATCAAGGAGCAGTTCGCAAAACTGGTAGGTCAGTTCCATATCAAGGGCGTGGCCTATGACCCGTGGCAGGGCCATCAGTTCGCGCAAGAGATTCAGGACCAATATCCCAGCATCGAAGTCCGAAAGTTCGCGCAGAACATCGGCAACTATAATCCGGTCATGCTGGAGTTTGAAGCGCTGGTTGCGGACAACAAACTGCGCCACAGCGATAACCCTTGCATGAACTGGATGGCTGGCAACGTCAGCATCCGGGCCAACTCAGCCAATCACCTGTTCCCCAACAAGCCAGACAAACAACATCATTTGAAGATCGACGGCATAGTAGCCGCACTCATGGCCTATGCCATGAAGATGAATGAACCTGAGTTAGTCACTCCGGGCATCGACTGGCTCTGATCCCACGAACTGCCCTCAGCATAAATATCCAGAACAAAGGAGACGGGCAGAAAACATACATGTCAAAGCTATTAGACTTTCTTACCGGTGGACTTGAGTTCAAGTCACTTTCGCCAATCAGGCGCAGAAGCTTGGACGAGATTGGCCGTGCGATTGAAGCCGGACAAAATGGCAGGTTACTTGACCCCGCCGACAGCAACGCACTCTATTCAACTGCTGTCCTCTGTATCGTTCGCGTCATTGCAGACGGCATCGCGCAAGTTCCGTTCCGACTGCAAAAGAGCGGCACTGGCCGACGCGGTGAAGATGCCACAGACCACCCGGTCTATGACCTTCTCCGTCATGAACCGAACGAATGGCAGACCTCCTATGAGTTCCGCGAGCAGTTCGCCATCCATGCAGGCCTGACCGGCAACGCCCATATTTTCATCAACCGCGATGGGCGCGGCGTCCCGCAAGAGCTTTATGCCTTCCTGCCCGGCTCGGTCACGACCGTCCAGAATGATGACATGTCGATCAGCTACCGGGTCGCCACCGAAAAGGGCGCGTATATCGACGTTCCCGCGTCCGACATGTGGCATATCAAAGGTCCTAGCTGGGACGGCGTTGTCGGTCTGAATGCTACCAAGCTGGCGCGTGAAGCGATTGGCCTTGCGTTGGCATCGGAGCAATTCGGCGCAAACCTTTTCAAGAATGGTGCGCGACCAAGCGGCGTCCTTACCTCTCCCACGAACCTGACCGCAGATCAGAAGGCTGCGCTCAAGAAGGCATGGCAGGATCAATACAGCGGCGTTGGCAATGCGCACAAGACCGCCCTTATTGAAGGCGGCATCACCTTCCAGTCCATCGCGTCAACTGCGAACGAAGCGCAGTGGGTCGAAAGCCGCAAGTTCCAGATTGAAGAACTTTGCCGCGCCTTTCGTGTGCTGCCCATCATGGTCATGCAGTCAGGCGCGACATCCTACAATTCCGTTGAGCAGCTTCTACTTGCTCACCTCACCCACACGTTGATGCCTTGGTACGAGCGCATTGAACAGTCGGCGCGCAAAGCTCTTCTGACAAAGGAAGAGAAGAAGGCCGGATATTACATCAAGCTGGACAGTCGCGCACTCATGGAAGCGTCCACGACTGATCGCATGGCCTACTACAATGCCGGTCGAACCCAGGGCTGGCTCACCACAAATGAAATCCGCGAGAAGGAAGACCTTCCTCGCAGCGATGATCCAATGGCTGACAAGCTCATGCCAGCAGCAAATCTGTTTGGCCAGCAGGCAGCCGACACTTCCGAAACCAACATGGAGAAGCAGGACGAGAACAATGGCAACGCAGATTGAGAAGAAGACCGTAATTGGCTTGGAATGCAAACTCGCTGTGGAGGCGGTCGAGACCGACACCGACACGATGACATTCAGTGGTTATGGCTCCGTGTTTGGTAATGTCGATAGCTACGGTGACATCATTGAAAAGGGTGCGTTCAAAGCCAGCATCGAACGCCACTTGGACGCTGGCACCATGCCGATGATGTTTCTCAATCATCGCATCTACGACAGCCTGCCCATCGGCGCTTGGACCGCTGTTGAGGAAGATGACTACGGCCTCAAAGTCACAGGCGAACTGCTCGACACAAGCGACGGCTTGGATACCTACAAGGCGTTGAAGAAGGGCCTCATCAAAGGTCTGTCGATTGGCTTCTATCCCGTCGTCTGGGAAATGGCGTCCAAGTCGGATGAATATCGCCGCACGATCACGGAAGTTGATCTTGTTGAAGTCAGCGTGGTCAACATGCCTGCCAACGGCAGCGCGCTTATCGCTGATGTGAAGTCCAACATTGATGAGATGAGCATTCGCGATCTTGAACGTCTGCTGCGTGATCGCGGCCTTAGCCGCAAAGAAGCTGAAACTGTGGCCAGCCAGTTCGAGAGCAAGAAGTATCTTGCTGAGCAGGAACAGAAGCGCGCTGCCATGGCAGAGTTCAATGCCCGTCTAAGCAGGCTGCTCGGCAAGTAAGAACGGCCTGCGCTCAAAATCAATAAATAGAGGGAAGGCAAGAAACAACTTGCTCAAGTGAGCCGCTACAGGGGCGATCCTGTCAATAGGTCACAACAATAAAAACAATCCTATTAACAGGAGATAACATAATATGTCAGATGAAACTGATAAGACCGACGCTGTAGTAAGTGCATTTGAAGAGTTCAAGTCAACTTACGACGCGAAGCTGGAAGAGACTGGCCAAGCAATCACCACTCTCACCGATGCCGTAAACAACCTGACCGCCGCTGTTTCCAATGTGGAAGAAACCGTTGATACTGTCGCAGAAGAACAGAAGAGCATTTCTGTAAAGTCGGGTCGCATTGGCGCTCCTGCGATCATCACCAAGAGCAATTGGGGTCTTGAACTTCGCAACTATGTGGCGACCGGCCTCAACACCCGCGCGGTAACCACTCAGACTGGCGCGAACGCTGGCGTTATCGGCGCTGCTGGTGGCTATCTTGTTCCAGAAGAGTTCGACAAGAACCTCATCACTCTTGCTCAGGACGTTGCTCCACTACTTGCGGAGGTTGACGTTCAGTCCACCAGCACGCCAGATGTGAAAATCCACGTTGATCTTGGCGGCACTGGTTCGAGCTGGGTCGATGAAACCGGCATCAACGGCCTTTATGATCCAACCAACACCCCATCCTTCGCAGAAGTGTCCGTTCCTTTCGGCACCCTGTTCGCCAAGCCGCTGATTTCGCATTATGCGCTAAATGACGCCTATTTCGACGTTGAGGCGCTGGTGACTGACCGCGTTGCGACCAAGTTCGCAAAGGAAGTCGCTTCCTCGATCATCAACGGCACCGGCGTCAATCAGCCAAAGGGTCTGCTAACCCACACGACCGCAGCGACCGCTGACAGCGTTCGTGCGTTCGGCACCATCCAGTATATCGCTTCGGGTCAGGCTGCTGCTCTGCCAGCCGCCAACACCTACGCGAACAAATATATCGACATGGTGACGGCTCTGAACCCAATCTACCGCGCAAATGCGAAGTGGTATGCCCCGCGTTCGGTCGTCGGTGAACTCCGCAAGGTTCAGGACGCGAACGGCAATTATATGTGGCAGCAGTCGCTCATTCTGGGTCAGCCTTCCTCGTTCCTCGGCTTCCCGGTCGTGGAAGTGGAAGACATTCCGGGCGTGGCGGCAGGCTCGCTCAGCCTGATCTTCGGCGATCTCAAGCAGGCTTACCGTGTGTATGATCTGGTCGGCACCACCATGCTGCGCGATCCATACAGCTATGACGCCTATATTGCGCTGAAGACTTCCAAGCGTTTCGGCGGCACCGGCGCGAACACTGAGGCGGTCAAGGTCATGAAGATCGCTGCTTCGTAAGCGATCAGCGAGACAAACTCGCAAACAGAGAAGCCCGGTCAGCAATGGCCGGGCTTTCCCATGGGGTTCGCTGGCCGTGCGATACGGAAAAAGCGGTCATTCAGCAGGCGACCAAGCCGGTCATTCGTTGCGCTCTGCATAACGTCCAAAGCGGACGCTCACGAAAGACACCTGATTTACGGACGATGCCCCTGGGGAAGCGGGGCCAAAATGAACGCCAGCACCTTATAACCACGCGGATGGCTTTGTTCTGAAACGAGAAGATACCTCTTCTCTTTTGGCGCGGTCCAAGCCCGCACCCGTGCGCCGTCCGGCCCTGTGCTAGTCGGGCTTTTTACTGCGCCGGGATGCCGAGACGCCCATTGATCGACCAACGCTATCCCTTGGGCAAATGTCATTGCAGGCGAGGCTTGAACGGTGCAGACTCGGGGTGCATCGGACACCATCACAATAACATCCCCCTTAATGAGGGCGGGATAATTTCCGACTTTATCGCCCTTGAAGCCGTCAGCTTTAGCCATTTCAGTTATCTTACTGGCAGCTGCGCCGGAGACGAGGGGTTCACAGTATCGAGTTAGGGCGGCCGAAGCGTCGATGTTTGTAGCAGCGGAAACTGGATAGGTAGTCACACCTGCCAGACACAGCGCCGATGTCTTCCAAATTCGGTTCATGACGGCTCCAATTGATAGATTTCCTTCACGCATAATGCTGCGGGGCTAAAGATGCATTAAAGCCGACAGTCAGCTTTCCACCCGGCTTCGCCATTCCTCACCCCAACGCTGCCAACATAAATATCGGGGAGGTATCCCCGATGCAAAACACAATAAGCCGCGATCCCGATTATCTCGCCATTACCGTAGACGAGGCCAAACAATGGTGCCGGATCGACACGGACGATGACGATACCCTCATTGCGGGCCTGATCGCCGCCGCCCAATGCGCGGCAGAAGCCTACACCGGCCGCACCATCGTTCCCGCGACCATCGAATTTTCCTTCGATGACGGCGATAAGCGATACCTGATCCCCACCGCACCCGTCATCGCTATTAGCGATGTCGAGCTGATGGACGCAGAGGGCGTCAAAGAAGCCCTGCCGATCCCTGATAGCTACTGGGTGCTATTGCGGGACAGCGGGGCCGTGCTGACGGTCGCAGGGGGAATGAGGGGCTGTCGCACGCTCGTCCTTACGTGTGAAGCCGGATACGCCACCCCCGACGAGATCCCTGCGCCGATCAAGCAGGCGATCGCTGTCCATGTCGGCTCGTTCTACGCCAATCGTGAGGGCCAGGACATAGCAGCAGCCACATTCCAGAACTTGCTCAACCCGTTCAGGGTCGGTGTTCTGTGAAGGCGGGCGATCTAAAGCACCGCATCACGTTCCTGAGCAGCACGACGACCACGAATGACATTGGCGAGGTCGTTGAGAACGCCCCGGCTGAGGTCGCAACGGTCTGGGCCGCCAAATATCAGTTGACGGTCAAGGACATTACTCGCGCCGCCGGTCAGTCCGCGCAGGCAGAGGCAAAGTTCCTCATTCGCTACCACGCCGGCATCACAACAAAGATGACCGTCCAGCACAAGGGCGTCACTTACGCGATCACTGGCCTTGAAGAATATGAGGCGGGTCAAGGCTTGTTCGTGATGGTCCGCAGCATGACCGCATAAGCATCTGGATAAAGAGAACATAAAAGATGGCTGACAGACTACGCATTGAAATGAGAGGATGGGACGAACTCAAGAGAGGTTTGGAACAACTCGGTCCAGAACTAGCTACTAGGGCTGGCAAGTCCGCGATCCGTGCTGGCGCTAAGGCCCTTTCAGAAGAAGTTAAAGCGGCAACCCCGGTTGGCGATGATGATACGTCCCGCACCTATCGCAACAAAAGCGGTGAGCAAGTGCGCGTGGACTACGGCCATATGCGCGACAACATCAAAGTTAAAATGGGACGACCGAAGAAGGCGTTCAATGTCGTGGCCATTGTTACGTTCGGTTCCGCATTCTGGGCGCGATTCCTTGAATATGGCACTGTGAAGATGGCCGCAAAGCCATTTGCCAAGCCGGCCTTCGACAATGCATCGATCATTGTCCTTGAAAAAGTCAAAACATCGCTAGGCGCGTCCATTGATCGCCTCGCAAAGAAATATGGGAGGCGCTGATCATGGATAGCGCTTTCTACGCCGCTCTCAGCGCACAGACAGGAACCGTGAAAGTCTATCCGGTTCTCGCGCCCGATAATGCGGTCGCTCCATTCGTCATTTATCAGCGCACCAGCACCCAACGCGGGGCTGCACTTGATGGACTGATCGGATTGGCTTCTGCTTCGTATCGTATCGATGTTTACGCAACCACTCTCAAGGCAGCACAGCAGATTGCCAACGATGTTGTGACCGGCTTTGCTGTCTATAGCACAGCACCAATCAATTTTATCAGGATGGAAAATGAGTTCGATGCTTCGGACCTATCCGGCGATCCCAAGTTGTTCAGAATGATTGTCGAAGTGACTGCTCACTTTGCCGCCGACTAAAAGAACGGCCCCGGTCTCCAACAAATAAATAGTTGGAAGCAAGCCCTGAGAGGCGAGCGACCAACTTTTGGAGGCTAAAACATAATGACAACCGCCGTAGAAACTCAGGGCACTGTCCTATCCATTGAAACCGCAACCGGCGTTTTCACCCCTGTCGCTAAGATCACCGACTTCTCCGCGTTCAGCGGCTCGGCATCGGTCATCGATACAACCAACCTCGACAGCACCGCTAAAGAAAAGCTGATGGGCCTACAGGATTTCGGTCAGGTATCCATCAACTTCCTTGTCATCCCGAATGATGCCGGTCAGGTCGCTCTCGAAGCAGCCAAGGCTTCGCGCGCCCTCAAGAACTTCAAGCTACAGTTGAATGATACCGACAACACAACCTATGCCTTTTCCGGCTTCGTTATCAGCAAGCCACTGAACGGCGGTGTCGACGCAGCAGTCACCGGCTCGGCCACTATCGAAATCTCCGGCGACGTAACGGTGAGCTAATGGCAAAGCTGGCTACAAAATCGTTCTTGCTATCGCAAAAGCCACGTTCGACCGAACTGTTCATCCCAGAGTGGAATGCAACAATTCGCTTGGAGGCGTTCAATGTCGAACGTCGCGTGGCTTTCGTGACAACCCTTCAAGACAATGCCAAAGCGGTTCAGGCTCACAATGATGATCCGAAAACCAACCCATATGTCGAACCTCTTGATGAGGCGATGGTTGGTATCGTGTTCAGTGTGGTGGATGGCAAAGGCAACCTTATGTTCTCCCTTGATGATATTCCCGCACTAAAGAAGCTGCCATATCAGCAAATCCAGAACATTTATCTTCATATGTTGTCCATGTCGCTTTCAGGTGGGAACATGCCGCAACAGGTTGAGGCCGAAAAAAAAGATTGATGGATAACCCGGAGAGGCTGTTTATCTGCCGACTAGCGTTGGCACTTGGCAAAAGCCTCTCCGAAGTTGCGGCCATGCCGCTGCCAGAATTCACCACATGGGCTGCTTACTATGAGCTTGAGCCATGGGGCTGTCCAGTCGAGGACGAGCGTTCCAGAAATCAGCTTACACTGTTCTACTCCGCTTATCGGACTTCATCGGATACTCCAATCCCCACATTCTACGATAGATGGAAGCTGGAAGAGAAGACCGCGCCGGAACCAGAAAGCCATCTGCATAACAAGATCAAGGGCTACTTCAAGGCATACGCCGAACGCCAGAACAAGAAGAACCCTGCATAGCCAATAAATAGTCCGTAGCCATCTACGGAGTATTTTTATGTCACAGTTCGGCAGTCTCTACGCCAGCCTTTCACTTGAGAGCGCATCATTCTTGAGCGGCATGAAGAAGGCCGCAGATGAAAGCACCAAGACATCGCGCATCATTCAAGGCTCGATGGACAAAGCCAGCTTCGCAGTCAAAGGTCTCGCTGCTGCCGTGGGCATCGATATGCTTGTTGGCCTTACGCAGAACGCGCTCGATTTCAGCGATGCCATCGCGGACATGTCAGATCGAACCGGCGTTTCAACCAAGATGATCCAAGAGTTCCGATATGCTGCCCAGATGGCAGGTTCGGACTTCGAGACTGCCGATGCTGGCTTGGAAAAGTTCTCAAAGACCGTTGGTGACGCGGCGAATGGCAATGAAGCAGCGATCAAGAAGCTGAACGAATACGGCGTCACCACTCTTGAAGTCGATAAGGCGGTGAAGCAAGCCGCCGACAGCATCAAGAAGATGGATAATCCGACCAAGCAGATGTCTGCCACGATGGACCTGTTTGGTAAAAAGGCGGGGACGCTGACGCAGACACTCGCTGGCGGCTCCGAAGGTCTGGAACTCCAAGCAAGGGCTGCTCGCGATCTGGGCATCGTGCTGGAGGATGGCATTATCCGCAATGCGGGTCAGGCGAACGATCAGCTTGATACCATGAAGATGATCCTCAGCGCGCAAATGGCAGCAAATATCTCTGCCAATGCAGGCGCAATCGCGGGATTTGCCAGCGGCATTTCGAGCGTCACATCGGCACTCATGAAGTTTTGGGCACAGAACCCCAGGACTGCAATGGGGATCATGGGCGCGATTGCCGGTGGTCTGGCTTCCGGTCCATGGGGTGCCGCCGCTGGCGCTGCTGGCGGCGTCTATCTTGGTGGCAAGATGGATCAGGCCATGCAGGACAGCAACATGGACCTGCGCTTTCGCCAGCAGAAGATGCACGAAGCAAGGCGGAAATATTATGATGCCAAGGCAGCGGGCAGCACTGATATTGGCATCGGCACAGTCAGGCATGACACTCAGGGCTTGTTGAAAGAATGGCAGCGACAAGTCGGTCTGCTCAACAAAGCGGTCGCTGCCGCAAAGACAGGTAATGCTGGTCATGGCACTGCGCTTCCTACGCCAACGCCAAAGCCTACACCCGCTAAGTCCGGTCCAACGGCAGCAGAACTAGCGCAGAAGGAGGCTGATCGCCTAGTCGCATATCAAGCTGACGTTGCCCGCGCCAATGCCGACTTGGCCCGCGCTTCTTACATTGATCATGGCGACTACGCGCAAGGATATGCGTTGGAGCGCGAAGCCATCGACAAGGAATTGGCGCAACGCAAGCAGGAAATCCTCAATGATGTAAAGACGCAGCAGAACACCAGCGGCAAATACACTGAGGAAGAGGCGAACAGCCTCATTCTGCTACAAGAGAAGATAGCTCTCGCGGAAAAGAGCCAGATTAACAACGAGGAAGCTGTCCGCGTTGAAGCTGAACTGCTCAAGAGCAAGGAAGCCGAATTATCCGATCAATTCGACATGCTGGGCATAGTTGGCGAGATGGCCAAAACAGCGCGCCAGCGCCGTGAGATTGAACTGCGCACGCTCGAACTGCAAAAGAAGCGCGAAAAGCTGGAACTTGAAGCTGTTCTGTCAGCAACCAGCACGGCTTCACCGGAAGAACGCGCAACAGCGCAGCGCAGGCTTGATGTTCTGGACAGCAAATATGGCGCGCTCTCGGACAATGCGATCAAGAACACGATGGGGCCGCTGGAAAGCTATCTCGATAGCCTGCCCGGCAGTGCAGCAGAGGTTCAGGAAGCTCTTGAGGCCATCGGCACGGAAGGATTGCAGTCAATCAGCGACGGCTTGGCTGACGCCATCGTGAACGCGAAAAGCTTTGGTGATGTGTTCCTAGAGGTGGGGAAAAAGATTCTCGCAACCATCGCGGAGATCATCATCCAGCAAGCGTTTATCAAGCCCATCGGCGGCCTGCTCAGCGGGGCGCTATCGGGCATCGGCATTGGAGGGGGCGGCTCGGCTGGCGGTGATATTGTGATGGGCGGGGCGTACAACAATTACATGGGCGCTCACGCGAACGGGGGTCTAGTGTCCTCGTCTGGTTGGAAGCTCGTCGGTGAGCGCGGCCCTGAATTTGCCTACCTGAGTGGCGGTAGCAAGGTCATACCCAACAACGTTCTGTCGGGTATCACCGGCAATAGCGGTGGACTGACAATCAACGTCGATGCCCGCGAAAGCCAGAACGAAGCCCGCACTCAAGAACTCGTGATGAACGGCATCATTCAAGCCCTGCCTATGATTACAAAGAAGGCAAACAGCTACACGATGGAGCAGCTTAGTAGGCCAAGGCTTTAGGTGATTGCCAATATCAATCTGGCCAATGCTCCGATACCTAAAAAGACAAGATATGTAAGGGGAATCGCAGAAATAGACCCTATCGCAATTATCAGCAACAGCGCCACAAGGCGTTTCCAAAGCGGCGCATTCTGTAGCCCCAGATCAATTCTTCTCACCGGAATTGCCTGAGCGGCTAACTCGAACACTCCCGAGACTATGGGACCAAGCCAATTTACCATGCGGTGACCATATCATGGGTTCATGTTAGTGAATAGCCGCAATGTCATCTCGCCCAATAAATAATCGAAACGGCGAGAGGCTTCTAATGACAACATATCCGATCAGCGGACCCCCAATCACTCCATCGACCGAAGATATTAAGTTGGTCAACAATCAGGGTGTCGCACAATCACCCTTTTCCGGTCATGCTTCTATCGTGAACAACTTTTCACAGTGGCAAGTTCAGCTATCATTCCCGAACCAGAAGCGCGGCAGCAGCATTGCCAAAGAACATGTTGCTTGGGTCATGTCGTTAAATGGCACAATGGGCAGCTTTCTCTATCAGCCTCATGGCAGCGGCAAAGCAATCGTCGGTAAATCGATCTACAATGGCGCTTATGCTGAGAGCAACGTGATCGCTGTAAAGGGATGGACTGGAAGTGAGGCAACCGGGCTAGAGGTAGGTGACTATTTCAGCATCAACAACTCGCTTCATCAAATTACGGTAGTTCCGACAAACGCAAGCAGCGGTCGCGCAAACATTGAGTTCCAGCCTCCGCTCAGGAAGAACTATGCAGCCGATGCCATTGTCGAATTCGCCAATCCCAAGACCGAACTCCGCCTAGCAAGTGGTGACGAGTTCAACGGCTACAGTCAGGACGCGGAGGTTATGTACCTTCGATCCCTTAGCTGCGTCCAGAAGCTTTAAGGGGGCAATATGCGCGACGGAATTACAGGCGAATGGCTGGACGCTTTAGAAGCGCAAGGCATCCGAACTGCCATCATGGGCTATTTCGATTTCAAATCTGATCCAACCCGCTTGTGGACAGGCTGGACGACGATCCAGCCCATAGGCAGCGGGGACATTTATCTCGATAATTATGTGTTCGACCCGGTTGCCGAAGGCGTCCCGATCCAGATTGGCGAGAATACATTTTCGTATCAGGGGTCCGATCAGCTAGAGTTGGCGCTCGCCGTGCCCCAAACTGCCCCTGACGCGCTCATAGCGGCATCACTGGATAGCAGCGAGTATAAGGGCCGTAGAGCCATCCTCTGGCGTGCTCTCATGATCACGCCTCCCAACGCTGTAGCACCGGCAACATGGGCGTTCAGACGCATACGAAGCGGAATTATGGACAAGCTATCCCTGTCCTATGACGGACAGCAGCGCCTTTTCACGCTGACCATCGAAAGTCACGCGGCCTCGATCACGAACGCGACCGCCAGCACATATCTCGATCAGCCGCTATTCGATCCCGACGATACCAGCCAAGCCTATGCTGTGAGCATCGCCAATGATCCCCGCGTACCTGGTCGCCTTGCTACGGGAGAGAAATGATGTTCCAGCGCACGAAATACTGGCCAGAGGCGCTTTCAACCTATCTCGACCGCGTGAGCGATTATCGCTTCGATTGGGGCGCGACCAAGCCTGACACCCACGACTGTGCCACGTTCATTTGTGGAGCGATCAAGGCTCAGACGGGCGTGGACATTACCGAGGATTTCGCAGGCAAATACACGAGCTGGAAGGAAGCAGGGAAATGGCTGATCCAGAACGGCTACAGGTCGTTCTACGACTGCGCTAACCAGCGTTTAGGCGAGAGCGTACATGCTTCTCAAGCAAGGCGCGGTGACATCGTGGGCCGACAAGCCAATGGACGATTCTATCTCGGCGTCTGCGTTGGAAAGTTTAGCTACTTCCTAGATGACAATGGCCTAGTTCCTTGGCCGTCTGTGGACTGCGATGCTTGTTGGCGCATCGGCTAACTAGGAAGCCCAAGCGGTAAATACCTTACAACAAGTAGGGTATTTCGATGGGAAAAATCATTAAGTTCGTAGCAGTTGTGGCGCTTGCCGTAGTTGCTATGGTTGCTTTCAGTTATCTAGCACCAGCACTGTTTAGCGCGTTTGGCGGAACTGGCGCGCTGGCGGCAGCAGGAACTAGCTTTACTGCGATAGCAGCTAAAGTAACGGCAGGGTTGATTGTTGGTCTGGGTATGTCGCTGGCGTCCAGACTGATTATGGGTAAGCCCAAGTCATTCGGCTCTGGCCTCAGCTTTAACATAACAACAGACCCTACCGCACCCCGCAAGATCGTCTTCGGACGGACAGCAGCAGGCACGGACGAACGTTTCCATGAGAAGGTGAAGCGCGACAGTTGGGATTATCTGTCGGAACTAATTGCCAGCAATCCAAAGAGCGGCTTCTGGGGCCAAGTACCCAAAGTGACCGTCTTAAAGAAAGGCGATTATCTTCACAGGGTCATCGCTCTAGCAAGCCATCGCGTTCACAAAATCTCGAAGGTCTATCTAGAAGACGAACTGTCCTATCTCAATGGCAGCACCACCGGCAAATATGATGACAAGAGCGGCCTTGTAATCGGTGCAGTTGCAGAAGGTGATACTGAAAACGCGGAAAAGTTTGGCAGCGGCGATTATTGGAAGAACACCGCGACGTTTACCGGCTGTGCCTATCTCAAAATGATCTTCCGGCTCAGCACGGACAATTACCCAGACGGCCTGCCAACCCGCATCACGACAATCGTTGATGGTTGCCCGGTTTACGACCCTCGCCTCGATAGCACAGTCGGCGGCGTCGGCTCCCACCGGGCCGACAATCAGGACACATGGTCCTTTATCAGCGGCTCTGAGGATATTGGCCGCAATCCGGCCCTAGCTCTGCTCACTTACCTCATTGGCTGGAAAATCAATGGTCGCCTTGCTTGGGGCATGGGCGTTCCTGTGGATCGCATCGACCTCGGCAATTTCATGACCTACGCCAATATGTGCGAGGAACCCGTCACTACGAATGATGGAACAACGACCAATCGGTATTTCTGCGATGTGCTGCTCTCTACAGCCGATACCCACGAAACCAACATCAACATCATCGCTGCGGCAATGGGTACAGCTAAGCTGGTCGATACTGCTGGCATGTATCAGCTTATCGGCGGCTATGATGACCTAGACGGCCCATCGATCACGTTCACGCCGGACGATTTGATTGGGCAATACTCTCACACCCCCGACAATCTATCCCTCAAAGATAGCTACAACATCGCTCGCGGTCGTTTCCCTGATCCTGAAAACCTGTACCAGTTGAACGATTGGGGACAGATCGAGATTGCGCCGCTGGACGACAACATACCGCGTCCAGTTGTCCTCGATTTTGCGGCCATCACCCGATTTGAGCAAGCGCAGCGCATTGCTAAGCAGAATCTAGTAAGAAACAAATATACCGGCACATTCAGTGGCATTTTCGGTCCCAAAGCATTCGCAGTGCAGGTCGGCTCACTCGTCCGCATGGTCGTCCCTGAATTAGGCTGGGTCACGAACGGTAAGCTGTTCCGCGTCATCAGTCAAAGCGAGACTGTGGACCTCGCGTTCAACATGACGCTCCAAGAGGAAGCTGCACAAATCTACGCATGGGATGACGACGAGACGAAAGAGCTGCCCCCTTACGTCAAAGTTCCTGCTTATGATCCCTACGAAAGCATTGGCGTTGAAGGGTTGATAGCTTCAACGCGAACCATCACCAACAGCAACGGCGCACAAGTTGGCCAGATTGATGTTAGCTGGATCGCTCCCGATGCTGGCGTTCAAGCTATCCAGATTGAGTTCCGTGAACAGAATGGCGACACTTGGCAAACTGCAACTGACAGGTTCAACCATGAAGCAGAGATGTTTTCGTTCTCTGCTATAGCTGGCGGCGTGAACCACATCATCAGAGCGCGCTTTCTCATGTTCAGCGGCATGTGGTGTAGCTGGACAGAGACCCAAGTTGAAAGCCTAAGAGACAGCTACGCTTCAAGCGTCGTCGGCTACTTGACCAACGAGAACGTCTCCTTCCCATCCGACGCGACCGGCAACATCACATAAATATCGGGAGTTCCAATATCAGGTGACAGCATGACCTCCCTCGATACATTTAGCGGCCAGTTCAAAATCTACGACAATGCGGTTGATGTGACCACCGGCAATGGCGCAATCTATGAAGTAGCATTTCAAGAAGGCTGCACTGTCACCATTGATAGCACGACCGGCGCTTACGGGGTAACAGCGGTTGAAGACGACAATGCGAACGCGACGTTTCGCGCCTACTATAATGGCTATGACATCTATAAGACGTTCACCATCGCAAAGGCCCGCGAGACTGACGGGACGAGCAAGTATGTTGAACTAGCGACAAGCCACTTCTTCTATGCCTATGACGCCAATAATGCGCCATTGCCCCAGACCACTACTCTGACCCTGACAAAGTTTAATCTCTCGTCAACAACGCAGTGGCGCTTGAAGAGAGTTGATAACACGGTTGTCGCTGAGGGAACCGCTTCTGCTCTGCTTACAGCCGGGAAGATCAGCAGTTCAGCAAACTCGAACAGCATCGCTATCGACGCCCCTCTCTTTGACGACCTTTGCAGATCAAACGGCGTCTCTGCACTTGTGGTGGAGGCCGTAGTTCCCAATGGCAGCGAGTTCAGCACTGACCGGGTTACTATCTATCAGATGCTCCAGCGTTCACGTATCGCATGGGATAGCGTAACCGATCCCAACGGAACGAAGCCGGAAGACAATGCCACGGTTGGCGCACCAGAGGGGACATTTGTAGGCGCTCGCCCCGTCAGCGAAGTTCTTGCCGACTTGGAATTTAATGCCGACTCCATGCTTGAGCAGACATTCCGCGTCGATAACATGGAAACTGTCTATGACGCCCGAACCTTTGTTGAGGGACAGCCGGTAGGCACGTTTGTTCTGAACGAACGCACGCAGCGCGAGACAGACATTGCCGCAATCAACACAACGCTCGATCTCATCGGGGCAAAAAGCTCTGATGGAACGGCCTTCATTCTGGATGCAGCAACGGTTCAAAGCCAGCCGGGGAGAACCCTCGCATCGACGCTAGAAGAAATCGGCGCGGCAAACAGTGAGCATGAAGCATCGATTATCAACCTCAACGAGATTCTGCTGAGCAGCGACGGCGTAACCGCAAAGTCCGTTCTTCAAACCAATGTCGATGGACACATTACCGGAACGGTAAACACCAATGACGGGACAGTCGGTGAGTTCGCGATTGTCGCTGACGTGTTGAGATTGATCGATCCCAACGATGGAACGCCGATTCAGCCCTTCATCTACGCTGATGGCGTGATCCGAATGACCAATGTGGAAGTGGATACCCTGAAAGTCGGCACCACGGGCACGGTCGCAAATCCAACCACCACCTCAGCAACATCGCCTGTCAGTGGAACCGGAACGAGCAACTGGCATACGATTCTCTCGCAATCGATTACGCTCGCAGCACCCGCAACAATCTTTGCTCAGGCAAGCATTGCACAGGGATTTCCAGACGGCGACAAGACATGGAACCTGCGCCTGCGTATCAATGGGCAGGTCGTATTCCCGGCTGGCGGCATGAAGACCGACGACGCTGTTCCGTTGAGCGGTTCGCTTGCTCTGCCAGCGGGTACCTATACCGTCGATGTCATATTCGCTGCTGAAACGACCGTGACCGCGAATGCGCGAACGCTCTTCTCCATGACGATCTATTGATCGGTTGAACAAATCAGGCTCCATCCTGAGCTGCCATCCGCAATCGACCACGACTTGCCGTTAGCGATGCCCTCTCGGCCGCTCAAAAGCAGACATTTCAAAATCCGATCGTCGCACCATACAAACCGAAAAGGGCGAAACCGCCGAAGAATGCCACGTTACCCCAATAGGCGACTGGCTTGGCGATGCGTCCCGGTATGACTGCATTTCCCGGCAAATTATAATTGGCAGCAAAAACCAGAGCGAGAAGGCCGCAGCAGACGAAAAGACCTATCCCTGTCCACTGCGTACCGGTCATAATGCAAAGGCCCCTATCCACTTATGCACTGCTGCTGCCCGCTTGCCAACTTCCGTTCGAAAGCTGCCCGCACAAAATCGACCATTTGCGTGCATTGAGTGACGAAGTTATCTTACCTAGAAACGGTAACGTGCGCGTAGCCTATTCCTTATCTTGCACCATGTGATGTTCGATCAAATTAATAAGCTTGGGTGTAATAGTGTGGGCAGTCACCGCTTCAGATCGTGGCAAGACGAAACTGACGTATGAATTACGAAACGCGGTTTCGAAGGAGCAGTTGGGAACGCCGGGAAGGCAGGTCATTCTAATTAGACGCCCTTCACTGCTGTATCCAATAAGCAACGGCAACTGTCCAGCAACCCCTCCCTTCGTTGTTTCTTCAACTATGTCAAAGCCGCCGTCTAGGTCGTGATAAACCACAGGCCGGGCGGCAAAGACTCGCGGCATGTCTGCGCGGGTTAATGCGTGCCCCCCGGTCGAACCTCGAAGCACGACCCAAAGTTTCCGGTCTTTGTATTGTCCCCGAAAAATTTGCTGTTTGAGCGCCCCTTCCCTAAAGGGCCGAACGGACAACGGTTCCTCAATTTTCGTCTCCTTGGCTACCACCTCAGCCAAGGGTGCCAAGTCGGATTTATCGAGCAGCAGTCCGATTAATGTCTGCTTCAAATAATGATGGTTATCGCGGTAACCGTAATAGCTCTGTGGAAATTCGATCCGATAGGCTGGACGGACTTCGTTGGAAAGCTCTCTAGGATTATACCATAGCTCGACAACGTGGAGGTTGCGGTCAGTTGTCACCTCAATCTCGAATGTATCGCGGCGAATGTCCGAACATCCGCTTCCTGCGCCAGACACCGCGAAGAAGATGGCTGCTATCGTGGTTCGCTTAGACAACACTCCCTCCCTCAACGCGATCATAGTGGAGATGAGCCATTGATCCAATGTCAGTTTATTGGGTCGAAAGTCTAAAACCCGCCAGTCCGCTAACCACCCCCGCCAGCCATAAGCGGCCCCGATTCGCGCAAGAGCCGCTCCATTGGCGACCGTCCGGTCCGGAACGGGCAAGCTGCCGGACGGCACGCGACCATTTATTGCCATTGCGAGGCACTTGTTGGGTGCGTGAAGCTGACCTTCGCCTACAAGCCTTTCAGCACTTCCACACCTCCCATGAGGGATCGGACGAATTCAGCGCGACCATAAGTGTTGCCCTGAGGTTCGAAACCAAAGCCATCGAAACAAACAATTAGTGCCGATATTACATAACTTGCGGCTCGCATCTCAACGGCAGAACGAACCCGGAAAGACATTATTACATCGCTCTTCTTAACACGCTCCGTGGCAGCGGAAGCACTAAGCCGATCATTTATTTCATCTGTGGTATCTTGGATTGCAGGAGATGTCGCTAATTCACCTTCAAGGTAAGCGTCTTTACCGTCGATTAAAGCAAGGCTTCCATCGGTTACAACCAGCTTCTCACTCAACGCCGGGAACCGCTTTAATCGCACGGGATAAGCGTGATCCGCCATACATTGCTGTATGGCTACTGGTGTCGGCCAATTCGCAGCAGGTACGGCTACGTAAAAGTCGACGCTCATGGTTCCTTACCCGGAACGACTTTCTGCATCAAAATGGCCCCCTCGTCTGTTATAGGCATTCTTGTCGCGAAAGCGGACATTCCGCAACCCACCCGTCCCGGTCGCTCCCGAATTTTTGGAAATGACACTGCCAAGCATCGTTGCTGGACCGATAAGTAACATATGTCCAGAACACTCGATCAGCTTGATACCGATCTTGCCGCGCTTGAAACGACCGTTGGCGCGGAGTTGTCGCCTAGCCGTGCCGAACTCACCAATCAAATGTCGGAACTGATCGACAAGTGGAATGCGCGAGAGACGCAATTACGCGAATGGATGACCGGCACGATCAACGGCGGTCCCAATGGTGACGGCCATTACCCACTGTCCGATTCCACCGGCTACACCCAGCTCGCAGCCTGTCCTGCGAAACTGAGGGATATTTCACAGGTCATTATCCAGCGGATCACCCCTACGTCCTCAAGCCTGTTCGTGGACGCACATGCGGGGCCGGTGGCGCATATCACGCTCAACACGGCCAGCCTGAACCTCACCGTGGGCGTTACCACCGTCGATACAGCCCATGAGCATCGGCTGCGCCTGTATCTCACGCAGGACGGATCAGGGGGCCGGGATATTAGCTGGCCCTCGAATATCGTCTGGAACCAGCAGCGCGAGCCGATCTTGTCGGTAACGCCGGGTTACACCGATATTATCGACCTGACGAGCATCGACGGCGGCGTGACTTGGTTCGGTATTTTTGCCGGGGTGGCGTTCACCTCATGACCGGCACTTTCTCAAACGACATAATCAGCATGATTATCAGCCTCCACAATTTCGTGGAGCGATATACCGGCGATGCCGCCGTGGGCGAGGACGCCAATTACCTCGTCAACAATGCCGGGGTGGTCAACAATTCGCTGCATTATGAAAGCGGTCGCGGCAGCTATCTGCCTAGCAATGCGGCAACCAGCGAAAGCCAAGTGCTGCTCGCGCTGGGCTATATCCGTGCCTATGAAGCAACCGGCATCCCCATGTTCAGAGAGCGTGCCGTCAAGTTCACGGACGCCTATCTCGAAAACTACTTTCCGGCCTATGCACTGCCGATCTCCGTTGGCGAATGGCGGCATCATTGGGTGATCAACGGCAAATACCCGTTCAAGGTGCTAGGGCCGGTCGACACGCGAGATTATCAGCAGTCTGGTTCTTTCGATCTCCCCGTGGATTTTGAAGACGGGATCGGCTTCATCCCGCACGGTTCCCCGAACTTTGGTGAACTGACTGCCCGCGTTTATTTTGCCTACGGCCCTGTCGCCACCGCAAAGCTGCTCTGGAAGAACGTCTTTGCCGATGTGCTGGCCGATACCGGCGAGAAATATGCGGTGGACTATTTCATCGACAGTCGATTGATGAAGATGGATGCCAATGGCGTTGAACTCGGCATCGAGGAAAGCGAGACAGCCGGGAAAATCAAGCTGGCCGTGCCGTTCACTGGACAACTCAAGGTCGCATCTGCTGCCCGTACAGGGGCCGTCATTGCGCGCAACAATGGCTTTGATGCTTGGCCTATGTGGCGCAAGCTGGGCTATGGCGAGTGCGCGAGCGCAATGGATGTTGAACTCTGGCACATCGAACTGTTCAAGGCGATGTACGACAGCACCGGCAACACGGACTATCTGCGCGCCTTTAACTCCGCAGCATATTCGCTCGACTCTGCAACGCGACTGGACCCAGATACCTACTACTTCAAAAAGAATCTAACCACTTCCAAAGCCTTCAAACATGGCATCTCTTATTGGTCGCTCAGCAACACCATTAGAACCGCATTCGTTGGAGTTGATCGCGGCTACAGTTCTATCACGAAATATGCGGAAACTGGCTCTGACATTGCGGAACTGGAAGTCGCCCAGACCGCTATCATCAATCGGGTTACGCCCGAAACAGTCCTTAACTGCGAAATGCTGCTGAACAGCCCCAATACCTTCTGCGATCTGACCATCACTGTTAGCGCCGAACTGGGAGCAGAACCGCAAACATTTAGCCAAGTGCTGCTTGCGAACGACAGCCTCAGTTCAGTGCCAGCCCGCGCCTTCAAGTTGAAGACGTTTCGCAGCAAGAAGAAAGGCGATGGCACGAGCTACCTGACCGCCGATCAGGCCGAAATCATGCCCAATTCGGGCGCGGTGGTGACGAAACAGATAGGCTATTTCAATGATCGCCTCGTCGGCGTCGCTGGTATTTCCCTACCATCGCCAGAAGCATATTGCGTTGTGGGGTTCTGGACCGTGACATCGGGGTCGATCGGCCTCGACACGCTCACATATCGCCTCAAGTCCGGTCGCTGCGCTATCACTATTCAGGACGCCGACGGATGGATTTGGGGTAAGGAGTTAGCCGCAGGATCAGGTAGCTGGAGCCAATATACGCTCAGCGCCGGGGATCTCACCCCATGGCCTTATCAGAACAACACAGGGACGCCACCGAGCGCGTTTCCCACAGGGGACAGCTTCAACAGCTTCAGCTTCGCGCCGGTCCCTGAAACCGGGCCGGCCTCCATCGACGTATATTGCTATGGCGACGAGCCGACGAACTTTGACCTTCCCGAAGCCATGCTGACGGAAGTGAAGCTGAAAATGAAAAGCCGCGCCGCGATCACGGCGAAGTTCGGGGACATTTACGTCTCGAACAGCTTGCCGATCAGCTACCGTTACAGCCCCGGCGTCGTACCATTCACGACTGACAAGGCTGGCAAGGAAGGCACGAAATTCTGGCGCGGCACCCCTTATGTCGCATACCAATATCCCTCGGTCTGGGCGATGCTGGGCAAGCTGGATCATGTCAGCCAGGTCATAGATTTCTATGTGGACAGCCAGGACGATTACGAGGCCAAAAGTGGACTGCGCGGCCCCTTCTCGCAGGTCTATATCTGGCCCAAATGGGATAACGTCGCATATGGACAGGCCGAAGGTTTCTCAGCAACCGGCCCTGACCCGAACACCTATTGGGGCGGCTTCCAAGCCCGTTCGTTCAACGGCGCGGCCACCCTCATGCTGCAACTGGCACGAGACGGAAACGCGATCTCGACTGCGCTTTATGAGGTGGTCGATGACTATGCGGCCTTCCTTGTCGAGTTCCTGCGCGACAATGCAAACCAGCCCCCGACGCTATTTGCTCAGGATGGATCATCACTACCCCTTGGCACTTACGACGAGCCGCATATTGCTGCGCTCCATATCAACGCCCTATCCGCGCTGATCGAGGCCGGTCATTCGACAGCCGACATTGTTGAGGCGCGCGAACGCAGCCTTAGCTACCTCTACGCGCTGTTTAGCAAGAGCGGGAATATGTCGGGCAGTTTTTCGCCAAGCCCCTCTACGCGACTGTTCTATGGCTTCTGGGTAGGTGAAATTCTCAGGGCGCTCTCGTCGTCAATCCTGATGGAAGATCAGCAATTGCGAGCGCAGCCTTTGACCAGTGCAGCACCAATTGAAATGGAGTTTGAAGAGGAAACCCTTGTTACCCTCGAAACCGGAGAAGTTCTAGCTTTCGATAAGCCAGTTGTCATGCCGTCGATTGAGATGGAATTTGCGGAGCAAGTTACGATCTCGACAGAAGCAGGAGACGTCTTGGCGTTCGATTAAATAAAACAAAAAACAGGAGACGCCATGGCGACAAAGAAGATTTCCGAACTCAGTAGCGTGCCAAGCGTTGACGGGACAGAGACGTTCCCGATCTTGAAGTCCGGGTTCAATTACAGGATGACTGTCGCGCAAGTGGTGGGGTGGATTGGCAATGCGACGGCATCTGTGGCTGGCTTCCTATCTCCCTCCGATAAATCCAAGCTAGATGCCATTGAAGCTGGCGCTACCGCAAATGCGAGTAACGCGGCACTTCGTGACCGCTCCACGCATACCGGAACACAGAACGCCGGCACGATCACCGGCCTCGCCGATGTTGCGACGAGTGGGGACTATGACGACCTGACCGGCAAGCCCAGCTATTCGACAGTCGCCACCACCGGCGCATATGGCGACCTCACGGGCAAGCCATCATTGGCTGCCGTGGCGAGCAGCGGCAGCTACAATGACCTTTCCAATCGGCCCATCGATGCAAACTATACGCGGTTGCCAACCGTCGCATTCCAGAGCGCGACCGGCACAACCGCAGGTACCGCAGCTTTAGTCACCAAGGCGATCTTCCATGTCGGCAGTTCCGATGCATCGAATACCGGAATTATTCTGCCCGCAGGTATGACCATCGGCGCGGTGTTCACAATCTTCAACGGGACGGGAACCGGGCTGTCGGTCTATCCACCGTCAGGCGGCCAAATCAACTATGCTGGGGTGAACACACCATATGCGCTGGGGGCTTATACGCCGCTTACACTCGTTCTGATCGATCAGGCCAATGGGGTGTATCAGCAAATCTGACGAGGAGCCCGCCGATCATCCCTCAACAGTCTCGCTCGGTGCTGGAATTAGCGGCTGAGGGGGCGGAAGTTGTTTACGACGCGTCAGGCTTCCAATCAATTCGTGAACAGGTGATCCATGAGACTGACGCTCAACGTGACGGAGTGGCTCTTCGGACAATCGATCTAGCGCCATCGCAAACAACCGCTTCCCTTGTTCGGGATCAATGTTAATTGCTTCTCGACGGTAGCCTTCATAGGCTTTTGCCACCGACGCCTTAAAATCGTAGTCCTCAGCGAGCCTAAATCGTTGACCAATTTGTTTTGTTAGCAACCAGCCAAACCAGATTGGTCCTGCGACACTGGCGAGTGTCAACCATACGTTGATCCAAAGTAGAGACAGCGAGACGTTCGGCCTTTCCATAAGGGTGTGAAGCCAGTCAACACGACTAAAGGTGATCCAAGCGCCAATACCAAGAGTTACGGCAAGCGCGACAAATAGACCCCATGTTGACCTCGACAAATGCTGGGCCTTGTCGCCAAACGCTTTTCCCAATCCCTGAGTGGTAGCTGCACTATATGCGGCGTCTAAGTTTTTCATCTGCTGGTCAGCTTCTAGACGAAGCTCTTTTATCGTCTTAAGTTGCGCTTCCGCAACCGACTTGGCATCGCTAATTTTCTGAGCTGATTGCGTGAGGTCATCTACTGCATTTCTATAGTCTGTCCGGGCATCAAACAACTCTGCGAGGCTCGTTGGCAGTTCCTTCGCCGCACTATATGCCGCATTGATTTCGGCAATTTGCCCTTTCAGTTCACCACCTTCCTGCTCAAGTCGAGCTATATTCTTTTGGGTCTGACGTAACTTCCTAAGTTGTGTCGCGGGCAGGAGGCTTTCAGTTTCCGGGCTATCCCAATCAATATCTGTAGTCACATATTTCGACAAAATCTGGATCAACCGGTCGATAAGAGAGCGCGCTGTAAGGTAGACGTGGAAGGCATTACCGCCCGGAAGCTGGGGAAGAGAGTTTGCTTGAAAATAAGCAATGCGCGAAGGAAACTGCGTCAAAGCCTGTAAATCAGCCTCACTGAATTCTTTACTCGGCAGGGAATTTATAATTGCAATGGGCGTCCGAATATAATCGGCAAATTCCGTCCTGTTGATTGCAGGAAGATTCCATCCCCAAGTTTCCATAAATGACTGGTCATTTGGTACCGTATTGATGAGCTGTACCGCCAGCGCCTCCAGTGCCACAGCGATTTGCCCTGTAATTGTTGTTGCGTCAGCCATTTCCCTGCCCCTTTAACATCTGCGGCAACTTAATGCTTGCGTATCAAATTACAATATGGCGGCGATTTACGGATAGCCATTCACGGAAATAGGCGCGGCCTATGTGCCGGTTTCCTTGCATCATGTTGCGCACTACCTGTAGTGCTGTCTCGAAATGGGGGACAGATAATGCCTATGGGATCACGCCACGACGAAACAGGCTGGCTTAATGAACGTGACGGCCAATGGCTGCTGCGCCGCGACGAGGGTGGCCGCTGGCATCTGGACGTAGGGTTCTGGACTGCATGGCGATCCCGCAAACTGATCGGCAAGCGCGTTCGCATCGTGGGAACGCGGGGCGAGTTCGACCTGCTGAACGTTGACCGGATCGAGGCGCTTCTATGATTTCCGCAACCAGCCTGACCGGAGCCGCTGGCGAACATTATGTGATGAGCGAATTGCTCAGGCGCGGCTATATTGCGGCTCTGGCGCCCGCTGGTGTCCCCAATTGCGATATCATCGTCACCGACGACATCGGGGATCGGCTATGCGCCATTCAGGTGAAGACCCGAAATAACACCGGTGCTGATGGCGGGTGGCACATGGGGAAGAAGCACGAAACCCTGACCGCCCCCACGCTATTCTACTGCTTCGTGGATTTCGCCATGGGTAAGGATTGCGGCGCGTTCACCTATGTCGTCCCGGCGGCTACCGTGGCACAGGTTCTGGCCGAAACGCATCTCGCGTGGGTCAAGCAGCCCGGTAAGAAGGGGCAACAGAGGAAGGATGGCGACATGCGACGCCTCCTGCCCAGCTACAATCATCTGGCAATGGGTCAGTACGAATCTGGCTGGCTGGAGCCATACCGCGAAGCTTGGCACTCACTCAAGGGAAGCACAGAAACCTGACATCTCGATAATCCGTCATGCTGCTGTCCCCGTTCCATGCCAGCCTATGAATATTTCCCGCCACATCTGAACGCCTTTGATGCTGCCCATTTGCTGCTGCGGGCAGGATGCTTCTTCGGTGGCATCGGTTCGGCTTTTGGAATTTTGGTGATCTCTCCACCCTTGTCCAAGAAGGCGCGGACCAACTCTTCGGCACTCATCGCCCGGCCCTCTTAGCTGCTTCCTGAGCCTGACGAAGTGTGCGGCGTGCAGCCTTACGTTCTTCGGTCCAGCCTGCAATTTTCTTCCCCTTCTTGGCATCACTGATGGCCAGACAATGTTCTTCGGTCTTTCCCTTCCCGGCGAGTGATTTGCTGATGCTCGCGCAGTGGGAGGGACGCAGCTTGTCGCCCGCCGTTGGCAGGTTGATCTTGGAACTCTTCATGCGGGAGCAAATCAGAGCCGTTTCGATATTATAGATGCCTAACGAACAAGCCGCATAACTCTTCCATGTCGCAACATAGGCGTATGGACTCTTTTCGTCCTGTTGATAGCGGATACGGTCGGCATCGATGGCCTTCTGTAAGCTGGAGAGTTGGCGCTTCTCGAAAAGGCTTAGGAATTCATCGAACGTGAGGTTCACGATCATCCCCGCGTCGGTCTTTCTCTTGACGGTGGTGGAATGCCATGACCTGAGATAGGCAATTAGTTGGGTTGAGATGTTTTCCATCTTCTGTTCTCCTGAACGAAAAAGTCCGCTGCGCGGACTGTCATACACGCAGCGGACCAAGACTTTTCCGTTAAGGATGAAACATCAGACCTGCTGCCGAAGAACGGCAGTTTGACAGTCTGCGTTTCTTCTAACTTTATTTATACTGCCACCACCGAGCGCATGTCACTATCTTCTCAACCTGATGTGGCGATTTACCCGACCAATAGACTAGGTATATATATAATTCACGCCATTGCGGCAACGAACTAAGTTGCGAACCAATAGACTAGATATATTACTCTTAAGAGTAATACACCCAGCCCATTTGGCTCCCAGCTAAGATCATTACCACAAGTGCGACCCGGCGTGGTTTCACACGCCTTCCGCGCATTCGCTCACGCTCATGTGCTCAGGCGGCGAACCCACTTGGGTCATTTCTTTGATTTTCGTGTTCTGGGTGCTTCGCCAGAACTATCGTCTGCGACGCCGCCAGAAGTCCTGCGGACAGCCAACGCTCCGCTTGTGCCTTCGCTTCGCTCAGGACAAAGTTGAGGGGCTATGGCTGCGCCGAGGAAATACGGCCCCAACCCTCAGATGCCCTGCAAGGCCCGCGTCGCCGTTGGGTACATCAACATAGCTGATTATCCCAATGACGCGCGAGCGGGCTTCTAAGGGCAGTTTAGAACTTAAACTTCGGGTCCAGCCGGTATGCGGCTTGGAGCGCCAACAGATGAATGAAGTCATTAAAATTGGAAAGTCCGACCGACAGCCAAACTTCTGTCTCCACAAGCTCCAGCCGCAGAACAATTGGACGGCTTTCCGTGATGTAGCTGTGGAGCGACATATAGTCGGACAGCGCATTTTCCTTGCCGGTAACTTCGAGATGAAGAAACCCGTCCCATTCGATTTCCGAGCAGAGCCGGATCCGATGGTAGAGAAGCTTGTCGAGAGCCAGTTCCAGTTTCCAGTTGAACGCTATGCCGTCTCCGGGCTGATTGACGATGATGTGATGGGTAGGATTGACGGTAATCATGTGGCACCTCAATAGGGCCAGGACAGCACGCTGCCCCGACTCCAGATATGAATGATGGATTGGCCACTCCAAACTTTGTGGAGTGAAGTCAGCGTTCGCCCAGCAGCTCTTCGATGACGACGATGAGGGCTTGGGACCACGGCAGCGTCTCGCCGGGGAAGAGCTGATCTATCGGGGCTTTGTCGCTGCGCCTCGGCGGCCAGCCCTTCTCCCCGGAGCCCGGAATGATCCACTCCATGCCTTCGGGCGACAGGGCATTATATTTGTCCCAGAGCGGCTGTTTGCTACCCGCAATGACCTCTTCATTGCGCTCAGTCCGCTCTTTTAAAGTTGCGACGAGCTGCCTCGCTTTCATGAGTTGTTTGGCAAGGGTAGATCGTCGCCCCTTTGCTCTATCCAACGCGTTCATCGCCTTGCCAAGTTCCACGGAATAGGCATCCACATCACGCGGCGGCAGAGGGCCGTTCTTCACTGCCTCTGGATAGCGGGGAAGAAATTCCTTCTTGGTGATGGCCTGCTCCAAAGCCTTATACCGTGCGAACGCCTCGGACGGCAGCGATGCCCTGAGCATTTCCTCATGGTCCCGCCGCACTCCATTGGCGCGCGCGAGATCGAGCAGGGCTTTCAGCCCCGCGCTGTCATTTTTCGATGTCATAGAATCTCCATCGGCTGACCGGGCGATTCCTCACCCGGTCCCTGCCTCAATGCCCGTTACTGCCCAGAAACCTGCTGGCTCGCCTCACCCGGCTGTTCGTCGGCAGGCGCGTCCTTCGGGATCGTCACTTCGCGCGTTTCCGAAATGACACTGCCCTCGGACTGCGTATGGACAGTCAGGCGCTGCGAATTGTCAGCATAGGCCGCGTCATTGGCCTCGCCCTGTTCCCGATGTTGCCGCGCCACGGCTTCCAGAAGTTCATCGTCAGACAGAACCGGATTGACCGCCAAGTCCTCTTCGGCCTGCTCCAAGCTCTTCCTGTCCCGCCAGTCGTTGAACTGGCCCACAATGTTCTTGGACACGAGGGCGAACGCTTTGTCGCTGTTCGCCTCATTGGCAGCGCGAACCAGCCATTGACGGGCATCGGCATCCCACTGCGCGACAATGCCCACCATCTGCCCATCGTCGGGGTCATCAACACCAGCCAAGATGGGGAAGGATGCAAGGGAGCCGGAATACCCGTAGGTCATCCAGCTACGGGCGGCGGATTCGACGCGTTCGTCCATGGCGACATCGCCCTTCCCGAACTCCTTGTCATGGAGTGCAGCAAGGCCGGACAGCCATTTGATCTTCTTGGCTCCGTGCTGGAATTCATAGGCCGCAACTTTGTCGGCAAATTCGTCAGACCCCCACCCGAGATGCTGCGCGGCACGAAAGTACTTGCTGTAAATCCAAGTGCTTTTCGAGGCGGCAATCCAGTTCCCCTTCTGGTCCTTGGTACGGCAAACAAGCCGGATCGCGGCAGCAAAGGGATTCTCGCTGCTATCGGGAACCTGCACATTCTCCTGAACGCAAAGCTTGGCAAGCAGTTCGGGATTGGCGGCCAGTTCCAAGCAGACGGGATAGATGCTCCCCAGCATGGTGAAACGACGGCTGCGAACATTGTCGTTCCATGTGGTGCGGTGCTCCTTCTCCCCAGCGAGATAGTCCATGTAGGACTTGAGGGCGGTAGAAACAGCCAGACTTGCCTGTGCGATATTCTTGATAACCATGTAGTTGAACTCCGGCAGATGAGGCTCTGCGAGGCCCGAAAACGGCACTGTTGCCGATCGGTGGCGAGGAACGGAGTTCAACCGTTCGGACGATGCGCTGGAGTAAGCGCAAAGCCCCGCGAGGCCGCGACGCCAAGACTTACAGGCATATGTAAGTCGGCTATTTCTTAACTGACGATGTTAAAGAGCAACCGCGTTTTCAGCGGTGGGAAGGCATCTGCACCAACAATCACAGTCAGTCAAGATGAAATTTGAAGAATTATTGGTTAATTATTATGGTTAACTATCAGAAATCGAAAATATATGGACTTTACGATTAATCATCACTCCAAAAATTGTGGAGTGGCGGAGATTGTCATTCTAATTGATTTGCTGCCCGGATAATGAGGGGACGCCTTTTCGACGCCCCCATCACCTTATTGTGCGTGGTCGCTCGACGATACCGGAGTAACGGCGGGCGAAGTGCCCTGCGATACAGCCGGGCCGCCGGAAACGACCGCAGCTTGCAACGGCGCAGGCTGGAGCGCATCGGCACGGAATTGGATCGGCTCCGCAGTATGAGCCTTCAATTGCATACCATTCGGCACGACAGCGGACTTGCCCGTGACGAAGCCCGCGAACACGCCAGCGGCAAGAACGGTGCCTACGGTTGCAGCCGTGTTCCCTTGGCCTTCCTGGCGATGCTTGCCCTCGATGGTCACGCGACGACCGCCAAGTTCGATCCATTCAAACACGAGGTCCATCTTGGCAGACTTGCCGAAAGCGCCCTTCCCGGTGCGCCATGTGATCTTACCCTGACCGCGCGTCCCCTTGGGAATGACGATATAGTTGTTCATCATCACATCGTAGACGGTGCTGACGGTAAAAACGTCACCCTCGCGCATCGTCTTTGACGACACATCGCTATTGGGCGTTAGCGTCAGTTCAGCGTTCGCTGGCAAGGTCCAAATGTTAGACGCGGAGACGGGTGCAACTGCTTCCGCTACCACGGGCTGAGATTCAGCCTCAGCGGCGTGCACAGAACCAATAGCTGCCAGCGCAAAAGCTGGCAGCGACAATGCCTTCAGTATCATATATCCCCCGTATAAGGACGGTTCGCCCCCGAACCGCTGCACCTACAGGTTCTCGGTCAACACCAATTTAGCCATCATCCAGAACTCCAGCGGCAGGCCCTTCGGCAGATGACCTTGCCGCTTTGAGCCATGCTGAATGAAAAGAACCCGCCGACGCCAAGCGCCGACGGGCTAGGAAAAGGCTCAGTTTGAGAGAGCCTTCGGGTCGCATGCGCCGCATATGCCCGTTTTTACGACAGGAATTGCACAGACCCGACATTTAGGAAAAATTGTTACGAGTTAGAAATGACAAGACCGTGCGGGCAGGAAAGTTAACAGCACCGCTTAGGAGCGATGCCGTATCCTGTTGACGAAGAACCGAGCTATGCCTGCAAGAATGCTTATGCTTACCACAGTTACAAGGATGCGGGTCGTATTGATTTCATAATTGCATTCTTCGCTATTGCAGTAAGCGATACGAAAACTCATGAAGTTGTAAGCAAGTATCCCCAATATCAGGGCGACAAGACCACCCCATAAGGTGCCCACGTTCAGAAATTCATGATCGCTCTTCTTTGCCATCCAATTCCTATAGCATACTCAAACGCTGGCTTTGAACGGTGTAAAATCCGTCTGCGCGTCGTAAACGTCAATGCCCTCGCGGCGTTTGAGGAAGTTCACGACCATGTAGGTAAACGGCGTCAAGATCGCTTCCCAAGACACCTTCAACACGAACTGACTGGCCATAACAGCCAGCATGGCATCGACCGGCCAATCCGGCGCTCCATAGAAGGCCAGAGGGTAAAAGATTGCGCTATCGACACCCTGCCCCACCACCGTGCTGCCGATGGTCCGCGTCCAGAGGTATTTCCCCTCGGTCCATATTTTCATTTTGGACAGCACCAGCGAGTTTGCAAACTCGCCAGCCCAAAAGGCACAGATGGATGCCACGACGATCCTCGGCACCTGACCGAAGACGCTTTCGTAAGCTGCTTGCCCGGTCCAGCCCTTATCCGGCGGCAGCGACACAACCACAAACGACATGAACACCATGAACAGCAAAGCGACTGTTCCGGTCCATATGCAACGACGCGCTCTCGCGTAGCCATACACTTCGGTCAGAACGTCACCGATGACGTAGCTGACCGGAAAAAACAGGATGCCAGCACCGAACGGCCACGGCCCGATTATAGGCAAATCGATTACTGCGCGCTTGCCTGCTCCGATGATATTGGAGAGCAGCAGGATCACAACGAACGCGACCATCACGAAGTCGAAATAGCGAAGGGGTTTGCCGTGAAGGCTGTTTGCTTCAACCGCAACGGGGCACTCGCTGGACATACTTGAAATCCCCTATTGCGTTAAAAAGCGCGCATTTCCGTGAGTTTGTGGAAACTGCTTACCGCAAACAGCTTGACGAAGCTGTTGGCGAACTCCCCCGCCCAGAAGGCGGTGACGGAGGCGAAGACGATGCGCCATGTGCTGCCAAAGACAGCCTCATAGGCCTTCTGGTCCGGCCATCCCTCCGCCGGGGGCAACTGCACCACCACCCAGCTCATCAGCGCCATGAACAGCATCGCGCCAAAGCCAGCCCAGACGCAGCGCCGCGCCCGCGCATAGCCATAGACTTCCGTCAATACGTCGCCCAGCACATAGCCCAGCGGAAAGAAGAGGATGCCGGCGCCAAAGGTGAAGCCACCCACGGTCGACAGCTTCGCCGCGCCAATCAGGTTGGACAGCAGCAGGATCGCGACGAAACCGGCCATGCAGAAATCGAAATAGCGCAGGGGCCGCGCACCCAGCGCATAGGCATCGATTTTCCTTACCCCCTTGTCGGTCATGCTCTCCTGCATATCGGGCACGCGCGCAAATGCAATCGCCCATGATTGCAAGCGGGGCCAAGGGCCGCTATCGAACGCGCCGACGGCCCCGTAGCTCAGCTGGATAGAGCATTCGCCTTCTAAGCGAATGGTCAC